TGTTAATCAACATACAATGATATTGATAATACTTTCAACTTTACTAGCAGTACTAATCCTGCTTGTAATTTTAACTAGGATTAGCCAAATCTCATATCTGGTAGAATACGACCAGAAGTACCGCTGTTATTTCAGACAAGAAATAAACAAGATGCGGCCTAGAGATTCAACAAAGAAAACGAACCCTCATGCAAACAGAGCTGACCTCAGATCAGGTTTCAATGCCTTTTACGATGATTACCGAGTAAGATTGGAAAAAGAGAATAATGAAACAGTGGGAGAATATGTAATATCTTTTAACCAGAGAGATAGCATTGCCCACAAGAAGAAACAAATTCGTGGAAGAAATTTTCACTTATGCGAGAAAGATTTGAACAAAGTTTGTGCGAATGACAAGGTTGGAAAGAATGATTTGGTAAAAGCCGTTGACGTGGATTGTTATGCGGGAATAGACATATTTTATAATGTTATTCCCTGGGCATTTCTATGTTGGAAGGGGTTTTTCAAGACAAGCTTACACTGCCGCCCAATTGTCATTTTCACCCCATCGCCGCTAGAACCGGTGGGTGTGAGCGAGGATGGAGAAGACTCATGGACATGGGATTCTAAAGGAAACTTTATTTACAAAGTTAGTGGAGGAGGCAAATTTAACCATAAATTGTTTGATTGGAATATTGACATACTTACGGTTGAAGGTTTTTGCACCACTATTGTTTATGATGTGGAGCATCGAAGATTTGGAGATAAGAAAGTGGTATTCTGCGCGCCGAGAGCGAGCATAACACACTTGATTCCCAGATTTTGGAGAAGAACGCATTTAAAACAGGTATCGTTGAAATTAGGAGAGAGAACGGGTGTTTGGGATAAGGCTGTCGATGGACAGGCTTACCGATACATCTTTCATGTCAATGATTTCTATGTTGCGAGAGTTACAACTGAACAATGGCAAGCGGTTATAGTGCGAGCCAAGATTATGGAGAAGCAAGGAGTCTCATTTAATATCGTCGAGAAATACTTATTGGATAGTATGTTGACGCCAACTGAATGTGCAATTGTTGTGGATGCCGTGAATGAACATGGTAATTTACCCATAGTCTGTGATGTATCTCAGGTAGACATGGCGTCAGAATACTCAGAAACGCCGGTTGTAGGTAAAGTCAGCCCAAATACTGATGATGGGGAAATTCGAGGAGAAAGATTGGGAGCAGCGTCACCTATTGATGGCGTCGTTGTTCCAAACAAGAGCTTGAATAATGATCTCAAATGCGTTGATGGCAGGGTAACTGCATTGCAGAAGAATAATAAAAATTTCGAAGTTACTAAGGAACTGAAGAAAGAAATGGATTATTTTCTTACCAAGATGTCAATCAAACAGGGAGATCCAACCACATTGGAAGATGTAAAGGATAGACAAAACCGACCAACACAGCGGGCCATAATTACGGAAGCCGAGCCGTTTTTAAATGAATATTGGGCGACCAACCAGGTGAAAGCTTTTCAGAAGGATGAGACCTACTCTGAGAAGAAAGATCCACGTAACATCTCTACCTTAGAAGGAGTCTATAAGGTAATGTATAGCATGTATCTATATCCAGTTATGGATTTATTTTCAAGCTACTCATGGTATGCTTTTAGTACACCGCCATTGCAATTGGCAGAAAGAGTGAAAGAAGTGACCGCCAAGTCGTTTATTGAGACGGACTTTTCGAGATTTGATGGGAACCAAAACAATGCCACCAGATGCTTGGAATCGAAGTTTCTGACCCGTTTTTATGCAGGAGAAAACAGAACTAAAGCGCTTGACCTTTGGAGAAAAGGCCAAAATGCTAGAGGTATGACTGCAAAAGGGGTAAAATATAACACTGGAGCCTCAAGACTATCGGGATCTCCCGAAACATCCGTATTTAACACTCTCATCAATGCATTCGTTGCTTTCTATTCTTTTAGATTAGAAGGGAAATCGGTTGATGAGGCGTATAAGTGTTTGGGATACTATGGTGGTGATGATGGAATCACACCGTGGACAGGCACAACAGCATCATATGAGCGTGCTGCTGCCAACTGTGGTTTAAAAATCAAATGTGAAGTGAAAACTAGTGGAACATATCCTGTCTTTTTGGGAAGGGTATATTTGGATGGTTATCATTCTATGATTGATATTAAAAGATGTTTAGGTAAGATAAACATTTCAGTTGGTAAGGTAGGAAACGCTAACCAAAATTTGTGGAATAAATGGCAAGGATTGCTTGTCACGGACACACAGACGCCCATTATAGCAAATTATTGCTCAAGAGGATGTGAAATTCTTTTGGCAAGTGGTTTTAAACCAAAGGACCTGGATTTGAGTCAGAAGAATCCAGTTCATTGGGCCGTATGGGATAAGAAAATACAATTCCCACAGTATGAATTTGAGAAGAATATTCAACATGTGGC